TTTATCAATTTATTAATATAAATATAAATACAGATTTTTTGTCCTCCAACCAAATAGTGAAAAATATTTTGGAGTTTTTAAAACAATATTATATATTTAAATTATGGAATTAAAATTAATAACCGAAGAAGAAGCAAAACAGTACATACCATGCAAGGAAGATTTCTTTAATCGCCCTTCAGTATATTATACATTAACACCTGACACTAAGCCAGGTAGGGAACATTGGGAGATAGTAACATACTATACTGCTAAAAAACGTAACGAATATATAAATCGAGAAGGTGCTGGTACATCATGGGTATATATTTTATCTAATCCTTCAATTCCTGGTTTATATAAGATAGGGTATACTAAAGATACCCCAGATCAACGTGCTAAAGAAGTTAGTAGAGGTACAGGTATAGCAATGCCATTTGTAGTTGAATGGGCGTTTCAATGTTTTGATGGAGAAATGTTAGAACATGAAGTACATAAATGTCTAGAAAATTATAGAGAAAATACTCGACGTGAATTTTTTCGTATTGACTTAAATGAGGCTAAAAAAACTATTGAAATTCTTGGAAAAAGATATACAAATAACTTGGATATCTAAATTATCTTATATATATTTATTGTCATGAAAAATATATTTTTAACACTAATTGCGGTTGCGATCCTAACATCATGTGACGCTCCGACAGCAGCTTCAGAAGTTGCACCGGTAGTAGATACTACTAAAGTTGATTCTACAATTACTAACACAGTTGATACTACTGCTGTTATTACTCCCTCAGTAGAGGAAGTTAAATAATTTGTAAATTAAATTAAAAACGAGCTTCATATGATTAATATGAGGCTTTGTTTTTTTAAATATGGACTTAAATAAAATATTTAGTATGTTTAATGATGATAACAGTAAAGATACTGATGAAGTAAATTTACTGGTAGATTTTTCAGATCATCCTTTGTACTGGATAGGTGGGTTTAATAAAATTATAAATAATTATGTGTTTTTTACTCAATATATTACCAAAAATTTCAATAATATTCCCCCTGAATTAAATCAAGAAGAAATAGATATTGTGGGTATTACATTACTATTTAATAGATCTTGGGAATACATAAGAAGACTGAATTTGGATAATCCTTTCCATATTGATTGTTTAAAAATTAAATCATCAGAATCATTAAATAACTCGTTAGAAGCAGCTATATTCTTTTTTGAAAAAATAGAAGAGTACGAAAAATGTGCCTTTTTAAAAAGTATTCAAGATAAGGTTAAAGATTTTTTAATTTAAACTTGGCAGTATATTCTTCCTTTCATATGATTGGAATACGGGGTTTAGGAAAAATAAGAGAAAAGAATGTGGGATGTAACCGGGGTTAAGAAATAAACTAATAAATAAAATATATGAAACACAGAGAACCAGTTCTTAAAAAATTAGACAGTATAGATTCTAATTTGAACAAATTAAATTTAACCTTAAATCAAGGTAACAGAGAAGCAGCCAGAGAAATAATTGAATCTCTCAGAGAACAAGTTGACCAAATAAAATTGTATATTGAGAATGAACCTATCATGGGTAATGAATTAAATCGATAATTAAAAATAAATAAAAGTTATGAAGCTAACAGCAGAACAAATTCAAGAAAATTGGGAAAAATTTAAAGGATTTATTGATGAATATATTTCATCCCCCAGAAAAGAAGCATTACATGAATTTTATGATTTATATATGGATCGTATTATTCTAATGCCAGCATCACATAAAAAAGAATACCATAATGCTTTCCCTGGAGGGTATGTTGAGCATGTTAATCGTGTTATAGATGCTGCTCTTAAATTACATTCAGTATGGGTAGAATTTGATGTAGATCAAAATTACACAGTTGAAGAATTAGTATTCTCAGCTATGAATCATGATTTAGGTAAAATAGGAGATGAATCAAATGAAGCATATATCCCTCAGACTGATCAATGGCGTAAAGATAAATTAGGTGAAGATTATACATTCAATAATAAACTTGAATTTATGTCAGTACCAGATCGCGGACTTTACTTATTGAAAGAACACGGTATAGATTATTCTAAAAACGAATTCTTAGCTATTAAATTACACGATGGCTTATACGATGAAGCAAATAAACCATATTTACTGTCTTGGATGCCAGAAACTAAAGTGCGTACTTCATTAGTTCATATTGTTCATCAAGCCGATTTCTTAGCAGCTAGAGTTGAATTTGAACGTGAATGGTTCCCTAAATTTAAGGGTAACGTGTCTTCTCAAGAAAAGAATTATACATTGAATAAACAAGCAGCTAAAAAAACCCCCACCAAAATTAAAGCTTTAAATAGTGTTAAAAGTGAGGGTTTAAAGAATGCAATGGATAATTTTTTTAAATAATTAATTGTTGTAGTAAATTAAGGTTGTGATTAACTCACAACCTTTTTTATTTTAAAAATTTATATAATATGATGATAATAATAACAATAATTCTTATATTACTTATATTAGTGTTAATTTTCACTAACTATAACTTACTTAAGAAAAATGAAAAATGTGAAGATATAATTAAATCTTACGAAGAATATATGATTAATCTTTCCACCACACTCAACTTCTCAGATAAAAAAATAAAAGAGATAGATGTTAATGGTACATTTGAAAGCGATGATGAAATAGGTTTTTTCTTTAAACAAATTAAATTTTTACAAGAACAACTAAATAATTTCAAAATAAAAGAATAATATGGCTCTAAATAAAAAAAGATATTTTACTGAAGAAACCGAAGATGCAATAATACTTTATAATAAAACTATTGATTTTAATAAACGAAGTCAAATTTATAAAGATAAAATTCATTATCCTTTTTTTAAACTTACTCAAAATATAATTCATACTTTTAAATTTTATAATACTGAAGTAGAAAATATAGAGGATTTACAACATGAATTAATAATCTTTCTTTTAGATAAAATTCATTTATTTAACCATAGAAAAAATATTCAAGATAGACTTAAAAAAATTATTATTAAAGAATTTAAAGAAGAATATCATTTAAATTTTGAAGAATATGTAGGTGAAGTAGATAAAGTAACCCAAGAACAAATAGATAGTTTTATTTTACCTCTTAATATTTCAGATACATGTAGAGAAAAATTAAATAAACTTACACCCCCAAAAGCATATTCCTATTTTGGAACTATAGCTAAACGCTGGTTAATTATTTATAATGATAAAAACTATAATAAAAAAATAAGTTCTATATCCTTAATATCCATAGATAATAACCTCCAGGAATCATATACTATAAATGAAAATAATTCACCTAGTGATAGATTACCACATAATGATAAATTATCTCTATTTATGGATTTATTCATAGAATATTGTACCAATAATATTTATCAATTATTTCCAAAAGATGAAGAGGCTAAAATAGCTGATGCAATTCTTGAATTATTTAGAAAGCGTGATCATTTAATTATATTCAATAAAAAAGCACTATATATTTATATAAAAGAAATTATAGACGTTAAAACACCTAAAATAACTAAGGTATCTGACAAATTAAGCGCTATATTCAAAAATAATTATATTTACTATTTAGAATATGGATATATAAAATTTTAATATAATATATTTATAGTCATGGATAATTTAGATAAAATTGTATTTGGTAAGAAAAAATTCTCTGATCTTTTGGGAGAAATATATGATAATCAAAAGAAAAAAGAAAACCAAATATCATCTTTAATAGGTGAATTAAAGCCAATGGTTCAAGAAATAGGTGATGCTACATTAATCGTTCCATTAATTAAAGAATATCTTGAAATAGGTGTTAAAAATGATGAACAATTAATTAAATTAGCCACCATAATTCAACGAATTCAACAAACTTCAGCAGCATCAGATACTAATAATCCATTTGTTATTTCTGAAGAAGAAAAAAATCAATTACTAGAAAGTATAGATAAAATAAAGAAAGATGGCAACTAAATTTGGTTTTGGTGGATTAAATACCAGTTTAAATAGCAATACTAACACCATATCAACTAATTTAGGTTTAGCTAAAGAAGGTTTAGCTAATTTAATAGTTGTTGGTAGAGTAATTGACATTATCCTAGATAAAGATCACCCAAAATTTATAGATTTAG